ACGTCAAAGTAAAATCGATCCAACTTTAGAACAAGTATGGTATACTAAACTTTGGATGGATGGTAATTTTGTAAAAGCTTATTTCCGTGGTACTAATAATGACCTAGGTAGATCTTTTAATGATGATTTGAGAGATGGTCAAAAACCTTCTTTCTCTCTTAGAGCTGTTGGTTCCTTAGCAAATGAAAATGGTAGAATGACAGTAAAGGGTATGCAAATCATTACATATGACCGTGTATACTTCCCTTCCCATTCTAAAGCATATACAACTTCTATTGTCACAACAGAATCTGTTGGTCAATATGGAGATATGAAATATTATAAAATCAATCCTACTTCCGAATTATTCCGTCGTAGCGAAGAAATTAACAATATTGCTAAATATGGCAACCTTGCAGAATCTTCTGAAATTTTGGTACCATTAACTCAATCTCAAATTAATTCTTTCTTGATTTCAGAATCTGCTAATATTAAAACAGTATTGGAAACATTCGATTGCTTATATAATGGAATCAATCTAAATGAAGATGGCCGTACAGTATCTATGCAATTGAAAAATGGCGATAGAATTGTGTTGTCCTTAGAAGAAGCTATTCAAAATGAAATCTTGAATGGTGTTGCTGATTATTTCTAATAATAACAAAGACAGAAGAGTATACCTTAGCTGGTATACTCTTTATTCTTATAACAATTTAAAACAACACTTTAATAATATCCAAAGGAGGGTATATATGTTTTCAAGTAATAATCATTTAGGTAAACTAATTGTTGTAGAGGGAACCGATGGTTCTGGTAAGACTACAACATGTAAAAAGTTATCTGATTACATAAACAGTCATCCTGAAGAATTCGATGGTTATACAGCTATGACTTTATCTCTTCCATATAATGATGGTAGTGAGATATATAAAAAGATCAGAGAGCTGTTAACTATTGAAAATTATCCTACTGATATTCTTCAAAGTTTGATGATTATAAACATGAAGGATACTTTTAATAATATCATAGCTCCTAAATTAGAGAGTGAAAAGATTATTATTATTCTTGATAGATGGCTATTATCCACTTTGGTATATAATATTATGAACAAAGGCAAAATATTTGATTCTGCTATTAATCACCTATGCCTAACCCAACCATTAAATTCTACTAAATCTGGGTATAAGGATTTAGGTGTTCCTTTTAGAAAATTGTTCTTAGATATAGATGAATTCTCTTCAATCTATTGTGGGTTAGATATTTTCCCAGACAAGGTTTATTTATTATCACCTGGAATTGGTATGTTAAGAAAACATTGCATCGTCAGACGCAAATCTGATGATGGTCAAGAGGTAAATGATAAATTTGAGAATGTATTAAGCTCAAATAAAATTTATAATGATCTATTTGATTGTATCTTAGGCGTTGATAGAAAAGATAGAGACGATAGATATAATCTTTTTGATAGAGCTCATTTTAGATCAACCTATCAAAAAATCTTCTTAGCAAAATATTCATCAAGCGATAATATCCCTAGTATGTTTGAAGAGGACGAATTCTATAGCTATGTGCAAGATTTCTTAAAACGGAGAGTAAAGAATCTTATACAAGGATAGGCTATACTATGAAAGATATTATAATTAGCTTCAAACTAAAAAAAGATTTGGCTAGTATTATATTAGCTCATTTGATGTACAGATGGAGATTACAGGCTACATATTTTGGTGTTATTATCGGCACTATAATTTTAGGTGCATTTACTCCATATATTTTAAACCATTATTTTATATCTATAGGTTCGGAGTCTGACGTTATATCTTCAGACAAATTATTCTTGATTGCAGCAGTATATGTAATCTGCATTGTATCTGTACTAACTTATTATACTCTTTTAAGAAGTCATACAAATTTAGGTTTTATAAAAAAAGAACTTAAATACACAATTAATACTTGGAGAGTTACAAGAATTTTATATAAGAAAACTATCAGTAGTTGCAAGTCTATTAGAAACAGAATTGTATGCAGGCTATTTGATCGATGTAGTGTTTCTGAGTATGAAAGAAAAAGAGAAGATAAAGTATATGAGGCATTCGTAAATGAAGTTATAAGAGCCACATTATTTAATATCTTTACAATTTATTTTGAATACCAAGATAAGAATTTAACGCTAGATGAAAATGGACTAAAAACAATTAGAAATGTTTATGGAAGTCTAGATGGCAAATCTGTATCAGCCATAATGGATACAAAAGATTTTAAAAATTTCTATTCGACTGTTTTATTTGAAGGTAATAAAGGGTCAATAGATGATGAGTTATATAATAAACTATTTGAACGCATTTATCAATCAGTAATAGAATATATTGATAAGGATTATGAATTTGCAGACAAATACAAAAAAGAAGATATATTAGAATTAGTAGATCTTACACTAGAAAACTGGTGTGAATTATTTATCAATCTTAAAAAAGAAAATTAAAAAAATAAGGGTATAGGCATGAAGCCTATACCCTATTCTTATTGTTGATTAATAATATTCGCTACATATTGCCCAGCATTCTCTGATATAGGAGTAGCCGATTCCTCTCTTGTCATATAGAATACCAGATCAGTTCCACCTTCTGCCATAATCAATGCATTATATGCAGGAAGTTTGTATAAGAACTTCACTATATTGAATATCTTATAGGTATACCAGATACCGCGTTCATCTTTTACTATATCAGAAAATAATATAGGTCCTTCTTTTGTTTCTTTATAATGAACTACTACTCTAGTAGCATTCATCATCAAAGTATAGATTCTAGATCTTTCTGCTTTAGATACATTGCTAAACATATTTACCATTGTAATCATAGCAACAGTATCTGTATTTCTCATTTTGTAAGAATTCTTATACTGTGGATTTTCTAAGCATTGTTGTGTTAGCTCAAGATCCAAACAAATATCGTCACTGTAATCTCCAAAAACTCCATGTAATTCTTCCTCTCTATTAAGAATAAAGTTCAAAGCATTATAGTGATTTTCCATCTCTATCTTATCACGATATGTATCGTCTTTACTAAATCTATCATAATCTATATTTTGATTGATATGAGATAGCTCATGGACTATAGTAAGTATTATAAGACCTTTAATATTGGGCCAATCGTACTTATCATTATTTTTTGCCAATTCTAAAATATTATGAATATTTAAAGTCATTACCCCATTTACTACATGACCCATACTGGAATTATTGGGAGATGTATCTAATTGGAAAAAGGGTATTCTGGTTCTATTAACCCTAGTATTCAAATAATTAAAAGCTTTTACTGCAAACTCACAGCTTTTAGTATAAAAAGATTCTTTCATTTTAATATAACCCCAAAATTAAACACACGTCTATCATTATGATTATAAAATAAAGTAAATAAGATATAATCTTAGATATTATATGATTTCTTCTTAAAAGAAAATTCATACCTTTATTAGCAAAGATAATTAAGAATATTACTAAAAATAAAGTATGATACATTTCAAGCATTTGATTATCAGACCCAAATATGCGAGATAATAAATCTCTATATGCATAATCCACCACTTGTAAATATACTGTTTCCATTTATTCCTCCTATGGTATAAATATATTCATTACTATAGTATACGTTTAAATCTAATTTTATAAACTGCGACATTTACATAATAATCTGCTTTTAAGATTAGTTTCTAGTTAAAGGAGGACTATTTTCAATCATGCCTTCAAATGAAATTAGAATGGTCGAGAATCAAGGGCAGAGGGTTTATTATCATAGATCAACAACTAATCAAACCTTTATAGAGATGAGTAACTATCTCAAATCTATAGGTATTAAAAATCATAGATTTATGCTAGCACTATTAGATCCAGATTTGGCTAATATTGATCCTCACGATCCTAATTTAAGTACCGTTTATAAAATGAAAGTATTAGCAGAAGTTAGAAATAACTTCTGGTATTATCTTAGAGAAGTAGTACGAATCCCATCATCTGGTGAGCCATCGAAGTTCTTATTGAACCGTGGTAATATGGCATTCTTATATATGGCGATCATGAACTTTGACTGTCTATTACTACAGCCTCGTCAGACTGGTAAGACTATTGGTACTGCTGTTCTTTATACTTACGTTTATAACTTTAGAACACAGAATACACAGATCTCACTTCTAAACAAAGAAGCTAAGGACTGTCGTTTGAACTTATCTCGTATTAGAAATATTCGTGACTTACTTCCATCTTATCTTAGATTCGATTCTAAGTTTACAATGGATGGTACTCGTAAGAAACAAGTACAAAGTACACAAGTTTATATGGAAAATGCGATCAATCGAAACAATATCAAAACTTATGCCAAAGCCAGAAATGAAATGGCTGCAGCTAACTTGCTTCGTGGTCAAACATTCCCTCTCTTATGGGCTGACGAATTTGCATTTATTCCATTTATGAAAACAATCTATGGTAATATGAGACCAGCGATGAGTAAGGCCATTGAAATTGCTAAACAAAACAATGTTCCTTATGGTGTAGTATATACTACAACTCCTGGCTTCTTAACCAATGATGAAGGTAAATATGCTTATACGGTATTAAATAATGCTTCTAAGTTTAGTGAACAATGGTATGATCTTACCTATCCACAATTACGGGAAATTGTAGATGCTAATAAATTATCAAGCTTTATTCATATTCAATTCACTTACCAACAACTTGGTTATACAGAAGAATGGTTTGAAAGACAATGTAAAGAACTTGAATGGGATTGGCCTCTTATTCGTCGTGAAATTCTTCTTGAATGGTCTGACGAATCTGAAAATAACCCATTCACTAAAGATGAATTAGATGGTATTCGTAAATATTGTAAAGAACCTAAAAAGACTCTTCTTATCTTTGGTAAATATCAATTCAATATTTATGAAGAAATCCCATTAAAGTCTAACTTAGTTCCTAAATACCCACCAATCATTGGTGTCGATCCATCTGGTGGCGTATCTAAAGATAGTTCTTGTATTACTTGTATAGACTCTAAGACAACTAGAGTATTTGCCGATTTAAAATGTAATACAATTTCTAATATAGAACTTGCTAGAGTAGTTCAATATTTAGTAACTAATATGATGCCTAATGCCGTAGTAAACGTCGAAAGAAATGGTGTAAGTAAGCACAGTATAAGGAGTAATCCTTATATTCCTACAGAGTTAATTGCTTAGAAAAGGCTGTTAAGAGTTGCAATACCACAACGCAATCAGTGATGATAATCGTGATGGTTTAAAAAGTTTGCAAATGGCCTAGTTTAGCAGCGAAATATCTATTTTTAAAAACTATATCACTTCTAATTAAAGAGGTGATATTCATGTTTAAAAGACTTCCATTTTTTGATAATAATTTCGAAGTAAATGAGTATGGAGTTGTTAGAAATATAACAACAGGAAATATATTAAAACCATATATCAGTAATAAAGGATATTATGTAATTTCTTTCTCTTATAAAAATATGAGAAGAAAAGAATATGTTCATAGATTGGTAGCTATAGCATTTTGTCCTAACCCATTCAATCATCCAATAGTATTACATTTAGATTCTAATAGATTGAATTGCCATTATACTAATTTAAAATGGGGAACTTACAGTGAAAATAATAAACAAGCTGTTCAAGAAGGACATATGATAGTTCCAAGACCAGATAATAGAAAACATTATGTGATTTATAATGAATCTTCTTGTGTAGAAATAGAATGCTTTGGTTCTGCAAATATTAAAGAGAAAACTGGTCTGACTGAAAGTATGGTTAGAAATTATTTATTTAGAAATACTCCTATAACTAACGGAATTTTTATTGGTTGGAAAATAAGAAGTAAATAGATAGACGTTCAACGATCAGCCCCTGGCGGGGGCGTAGAACCACAAGCTTATGGTGGAAGAAAAATCCTGGCCCTATATCGGAAATAGGGACGACATATGATCTCGTCACTCCTTGTAATGAGGGTGGAATGGAATTGACCATCTGATATTGAGTTGCGCTAATATCAAAAGACAACGGTTACGGACTCTCGGTAATTGGTAAGCTTTTGGAAACTCCTGTAAAGAAAAATCTTTATTATGAAATTAAAGATAGAGTTCTAGAAGAAACTACTGATGGCAATCGTATTATCAGAAATAAACGTAAGACTAAAGTATATGGTCTTACATCTACAAACAACGTTCGTGATCTATTAATAGAAATATTAAGAGAACGTGTTACTTATCATAAAGATAAGTTTATCTCTCCAAGCATTTATCAAGAAATGCGTGGTTTGGAAGTAAAACGTAATGGTAAGATTGAACACTCTGCTTTAACACACGATGACCAAATATTCTCATACCTTGTAGGTTTGTATGTATGGTATGAAGGTAAAAACTTAAGAGAATTATTTGGTATAGAAAAAAGCTCTATCAAAACAGAAGATGATATTGATGAAATTCTCGATATGGGTATTGATGAGAATATGACTGATATCACTCAAGAGATCGAATATATAAATAGATCTGATGATGATAGGGGTAATGAAGTACAAAAACAAATGGGAGAAATGCAGAAAGCTGTAGATACATTATTCGGGGAATATATGATGAAACAGCGTAAGCAAGAAACTGCACTCTTAAGAGAAATGCTTCAAAATCCAGTTGTAAGAGAAGCATATGCTAGAAAATACAAGATCAATCCAGATGATGTATCTATTGATGATGAATATTCTATGGCATCAAATAACAATAACCTTCCTACATCTGTTTTCTTAGACTTTAATAAAGATGAAGATGAAATGTCTCAAAGCTCTATATATAATCTTATGAACGCTGGAGAGCGTGATCTTTATTATGAAAATAATAGAGAAGATAACGGATTGCAATAGAGCTAAGATTAAAAATATAATAAGAGTTATAATAAGAGGAGTTAATACAATAAAATGAGTAAGTCGTTAGATAATATAGTAGATGAGGTCTTAAACTCAGAATTAGTAAAATCTTATAAAACTTCATTTAGAAATATAAAGTTTTTAGAAAAATTTGAATTAGAAGATATATATGATGACAACCATCATTATTGCGAAATGAAAGGAGTCATTGTAGATTCTAATACTAAAGAGCTTTATATTGATAAAGAAGAATTATCAGATGAATTAGAATCAAAAGAATCTGCCTCTCTATTAGAACTTATTCAATTTAGAATACTATTAGGATTGGGATTCCTAAATATTCAAAGAACTGCAAAAGAATTTGATGATATGCAGTATTGGGTTATCAGTTTCCATCATGCCGTTTCTACTATATTACAAAATGATATCAATAATAAATATGGCTATGATCTTATGGATGACTTCTACTATTTCTTTAGAATAGTAACAGGGAGAAGTTATTTCACATTCAAAACTGATGATAATGATAAATTAGTTAGATCTAGATATAAACTAACCTATCGACAAATGGCATAATATCTACATTCTTCAATATAAAAAATTAAGCTACTGGTTACAAATAGATAAGAACTTTGTAAACTTTTCGTCGTTATAACCGAGGTACCGCCTAATGTTAGATTTCCTTATGAACAACAGAGAATACGAGCTTCAATCTGATAATCAGTTAGCTAGTATTCTAGTACAATTTGATAGCGATTATGCTATGAATGTTATAGAAGATACTTTGACTCAAATGTTTAATCGCTTTGATACTTTACCTAAACCAAATATCGTAAAAGCCTTTAAACAAACTTTCCAACAACTCTATACTACTTACCCATATGACCAAGAACAAATATCCGCTAAAGAGAAAGAAATGTATAGAGATGTGATTTCTTCCGTATCCAAAAAATATGGATTCCAATTTATTGAAAATGAAGATACTGATCTATATTTGGCAGCAATGTTTATTTATGATTTCTTCGTATCTAATTTCAATAACTATTTAGTTTCCTTCTTCTCTAGATTCTTATATGAAGAAAGAGATAATATTTATTCTACTTTCAATCTAGAACAATTGAAACTAAATAAAGATATGAGCTCTAATTATGGTAAAGCTGTATTTGGTCAAGATAATGCTTTATTAGTTATTACTGCAAATCTACCATTGGTATTATCTTATATCAAGAATATGGAAGTTAATGATAGTACTGTATACAGTTATGCATATGGTAATGATTTTAATATTGTTAATCTATTCTTATCTCAAATTACTAATGGTATCCCATTATTCGTATTATATAATCAATTGATTAATAATGATATTCTTCGTGGTGATATCATCACATTAGTTAGATTAAAAATGCAACAAGATTATTTCGAAGCCCTCGATCCTAAAGTTGCAGCTACTATGGGTTAATACTTGGAGGATTTTATGACTGAAGAAACAATCTTGAAACCATCTGAAATTCTTGAAAATGAAACAGAAGAAATGAATCGTACCATTAAAGAATTAGAGGCTGAATTAGATGAAGAACTAAATGAACCTCTATTCAAAGGCAAACACGACATTTCTGGATCTCTATTCTTTAAGCATACAAAATTAAATGCTAAATATATCCAAAAGATCTTTGATATTTATTATGAAGATAAAGATCTTAAGAAAAGAGATCTTATGGTAGAAGAGCTCAAAGCTGAAGCTGATAAAGATAATGATGAAACCAAAAAGCTTATCAATAAAGTTTATCTAGCATATAAGATGGCTAACTTTACTTCTCAAGCATATCCTGCAATCTTTATTAATGCTTTGAAAACTAATATCTTAAAGATCTATAATAATGAAGTTAGATTAAGAAGATCTATTGAAGATCTATATACTGCTAGAAACAAATCTGGATTTGAATTCAATGCATTCTTACCTGAATTAGCAGATGCAGTATTAGTTCACTTTGGATTTAGATTAAAAGATGGAGCTGAAAAGAAATATGACTTTGGAGCTCTATTCTCTATTGTATTATCCAAAGTAGCTAGAAAAGTATCTCCATTTGATGCTTGTACTAATTTCTTTATTATGATACTTATGAAGAATATCTCTATCTGGTCTTATATGACTCAAAAACAAGTTGATGAGTATCCAGAAGTTAATAATCAAATTAGAGAGTTCTTTAAATTATTAGTATTGGTTTATAGTGCTACAAATCCTCCTACTAAGGAAGAATTAGAAGCAAGGGCTAAAGAAATTACAGCTGATGTAGAGGATATCAAGGATACCCCACTACAAGAAGCAACAAATGCTACAGTTCAACGAATTGATCAATAAACTACATGGATAAGGGATTAATTTCCCTTATCCATCTTCTTGTGTGTTCACATCTTTATAATACTAATTTCTAAAGGAGGTAAAAGCAAATGCCTGAATGCAAATCTTGCAATTCTAAAAATCAATACACTGTTGTCTCTAGCAGCAATGATTGCTATGATATCAATCATGTATTTGATCCAACTCCAGCATATAATGGCGGAACAGTTGGTGGAAGATGTTGCTCTGACTATACTACTACAAAGAATTCTAATATCACTCCTGGTCAGATGAGTGGTTTATATAGAGCCGATGGTCCTTTAAATATTGCTTGTTGCCAATGTACCCCTTCTATGATTTTGGGTGTTGATGTAAATCAAAAATGTACTCTAGTCGTTACAATCAAATATAGCGATTCTAGTATGAATGTTTCTCTTGAATTAGAAGCAGGGAAAGTTTACACATTCCAATATGTAGAAGATGGAGTATTAAAACAAGTTACTGGTAAGCTTACAGATATTTATAAGACTTATGATTGTAATAACAATACTCTATTTAAATTAGCTGTAGATAGTTCTGTAGATTATACAACTAGTAGAACAGTTATCAAATCTGATCAACTACGAGGAGTATCCGAATATTCTAAATATGCAGATCAAAATCCTACTATTGATAATTCTATCCATAGATATGGTACAACTACTGCAGAAGTGATTAAAGATGCTGTTGTAGTAAATGCTATCATTGATAAAAATGGTAATCTTATTGAAGGTACTATTATTGATGGTAAGATCAATGGCTATACAGTTGATGGTTTAGCTCAAGGTAAAAATGACCGTATGGTTTCCATTACAGTTATCAATGGTCAAACTATGAATGGTACTATTACAGAAGGTCAAATCCTTAATGGTATCTTAAGATCTGGTAGTGTTGATGGTGAAAAAGATCCTAAAACAGAAATCGTATCTAAAGCTACAGTTACTGGTACTATTTCCAATGTAATTGCAATCAATACTATTGTATCTGGTGGTAAAACATCTAATGGTACTATCATTAACCCAGTTATCAATAACAGTATTTTGACTAATGGTGTTATTACTGGTGAAGATATGGTAACTACTGGAGGTATTACAGTTGGTGATATCACTACTGGTGGTACTACTAAAGGTGGTACTGGCGAAGGTGGTGTAGCTACTGGTTGTATCAATGGCAAACAATTTACTATTGAAGGTGGTAAAACTACTGGTAATCTAATATCTACTGGAGGTACTTTAGTAGGTGGTACTATCATTGGCGGTACTAAGGTTGGTCGTACTATTGTAAATGCTGTAATTAAAGGTGGCGTTTATAGTAATGGTGTCACAACTGGAGGTAATACTTCTGAAGGTGTAATCACTGCTTCTAAAGCTGATACAACACCTATTGCTAAAAATGCTGATAGAGTAAATACTTCTATGCCTAAAGTCATCAAGCAATTTGATGTACCAGTAGATGGTTATGAAAATCAATGTGGTTGTCATGACAATGAAGAAGTAATGTATAAGAATGGTTTAATTCTTTTTGCAGATAGACGCTTTAATAACTTCGGTACTAATATGAGTGCTGATTGGGAAGAAAGAGCTGGTATTTGCAACGATAATTGCAATAACTAAAATAATTCCCTAAGGAGTTAATTCTCCTTAGGGTATTTTCTATTTCCTTGACTTACTTATAATAGATATTTTTAGAATAGGAGATGAGTCAATATGGGTGAAGCACTTATCACTGACAGTCAACTTATGAGTTGTCTATTAGCTCATGGTATTAATTATAGAGATTACAATTACAAATCCTCTATGGAGAAAGACATTAATACTGAAGAATTTAAAGAAAAGAAACCTTTCATTGTAAAACATAAAAAGTTTTATAATAATCCTTTCTTATGGGCTGAGGTATTAGATAAAGGATTAGATACCATAATCAATTCTTTAATTCTAATTCATTCTTCTTCTTTAGATGAAGATGTATTATCTGCGGTTATTCAATCTCCAAAAGCAAAGAAATCTGTAGTCAAGAAGGTAATGACTGTAGTATATGATAATTATAAAACAATTAATAGATCTTTCCGTATAGAAGATATTATGATGGATGCTATTTATTGCAAAAACTTAGATGGTTTGAAAATGTTAGTAGAGTTCGCTAATGAGCATAATATCAAACCATTATATGAAAACTTTGGTAATGTCGGAGATGAACTAGGATTTAATGAAGCTGCTAAGCTAGATTTAGAGATTGTAAAATATTTGCACTCTCTAGGAGCTAAGGTAGATTGTTATGGTAATTGGCCTTATTATAATGCATTGAAGCATGGTCAATTTGTTATTGCTAAATATCTTTTAGATAATGGAGCAGATCCTAAACAAAGAGAATCTATTGCTAAGATGGCAATCAAACATTCCTTTATCGGATCAGAAGATTTTACTGAAGAAAATAAACTAGCATTCCCTTATTTTAAATCTCTCTATAATATTGGAGAAGAAAGTAGTGAAAATTAATGGCTAAACTTCCTTATTTCTGCAAGCAAGAGAAAGAATCTATTTTATTCTCAGCTAAGGGTAAAGAAATGGTAGCTTATATACCAGAGAAGTATTTCGATAGAAATATTGCAGAACAAGAAGGTGATTATATCAATATTATGGGTATTTTCAACTATACTGTTCAAGATATCGAAACTGGTAAAAATGATGGGTTGAGAATGTTTAAATTCCCATCTATGTTTGCTACTAGACCTTATGAGGTTACTAAGGTTAAGAAACTTAAACTTACTGCGAATAGCGATCCAGAAGATTATAGAGTGTTTAGATATAGAGATGATGATCAAATCATTGTATCTACAAAAGTTATCAAATTCGTTGGTAATTGTGAAAAGATGCTTAATCTATTCTTTATGCTTGGTTATATTATCAATACTATTCCATATCAAGATATTCAGGACTTGGTTATCGACAATATGGCAATCAATGGTTTCTCTTATGGGATTAATAACCAAATGTTTGGCTTTGCTATTTCTGAAACTTGTAGAGCTAAAGATGATGAAACTATTCCATTCAGATTATCTGGTTCTAAAGATATGAATGCATATAAGTCCATGTCTCTCCGTAATGTATCTAGACTTATTTCCCCATATACAGCTTTGATCTCTGAAGACTTTGATGAGTCTGTATTAGCTGCTATGCTTAATGAAAATCCTAAAGAAACACCTTTAGAAGAGATCTTAGTAGGGGAGAACTAGCAATCAAGCTAGAAGGCTCTAGTATAACATTATATTAAATCTGGGGGCCATTTTTTGCTATGTGTCCTAGTCATTATAGTGAAATATGATAATCCTTAGGTTCTATATATATAGAATCACTAATAATCATTGATTGTAATGATTTCAAATTATTAGTTTTTCGAAAAATTAATAACTTTTTTATTTAATGAAAAAGGAGGAACTCGATATGCCAGCTCCTGGTGTAACTACCATCATCGACGATCAGTCTGATATTCGATCTCTTACGAGCATTACAGAAGACACTACTGACCGTCCGATATTCATGGTCGCAAGTTCTGCTGATAAAGGTCCTGAAGAATGGAAACATAAAGTTTTCGGTAATGAATTTTTTGATTTATACGGTAAAACTCCTTCTTACTCCAAACATGGTCAACCTTTAATCCAAGCTGCAAATATTATCAATGCTGGTGGCTACGTTACTTTCAAACGTATTGTTGCTACTGATGCTACTCTTGCAAATATTGGTGTAGTTGCAGAAGTTAAGAACGAAAAGAAACAAAAAACAAATGACAATGGCCTTCCATTGTTCACTAACCCTACAACTAACAGACTTACAACAGATGCTAATACTAATGGTATTCCTAATATCCCAGTATTGGAAAACTTCGTTAAAATCACTTATCGTTTGAAATCTGTTGCTTCTGATGGCAACGATGTTAAAAAATTCGGTAAGATCTTGAAAAACGATTTCGGTCATAAACATGAAATCGGTGAAGATGACGAATATGTATTGTTCTTGTTAGCGGATAATGGCCGTGGTGCTTCTAATAAATCTTTCCGTATTTATTCTGACACTACTAGCTCCCATCCAGTTTCCTATGTGCGCTATTTCATCGACATTATCGAAAATGGTATTACATTAGAAACTATTTCCTTCACAATGAACCCAGACGTTGTTGAAAAAGATAAAAATATGGCATTGTCTAATGCAATCCGTATGCAATCTCGTCAACTTCGTGCATTATTCTTCGATGACGAATATGATGCATTCGTAAACAACGTAGGTTATTTAATCGGCGATGATGACTTCAAAATGGCTGATGTATTGTTCGGTACAGACTTGAATGGTCGTGATTACAATAACCTTGCTGTAGACGTTTCTGATGGTGTAAACCTTTCTAACGTAATGGGTATTAGATTGCAAAATGGCTCCAATGGTTCCTTTGGCGATCGTCCTATTAAAGCTAAAGAATATGAAGCAGAATTGATCAAAGCTTTCGATGGTTCTTTCTCTGATGATATCTATGACTTAGATAACAACCGTATTGACTGTATTTTCGATGCTAACTATCCAAAACCAGTTAAACGTGCTATTGAACAATTAGCTGCATTCCGTGAAGACTTTGTATACTTCCGTGATATGGGCTTAAACATTAACTCCATTGAAGAACTTCGTATTAAAGATTATGAAAACGCTAAGAATCGTTATTGTGCAACATATATGAACTCTTACGAAATTTATGATCCTTATACTAAGAAACAAATTCCTGTTACAGTTACTTATGACTTAACTCGTCTATTTGTTAAACACTTCATCAATGGTCGTAACCGTCCATTCTGTGGTCAAAAATATGAAATCATTATCCCTAATGATACATATGTTGAAGGTACATTGAACTTTGCTCCAAAACATACTCCATACGTTAACCAATTCAAAGAATTAGATGATCTTCGTATCAACTACTTATCTTTCTATAACGGTGACGTATTGACTATGAACTCTGAGTATACTTCTCAAACAAGATATACTCAATTATCTTGGATCAATAACGTTCTAGCCGTTCAACAAGTAATCAAAGCTATTCGTGAACTTTGTCCTAAGATCCGTTATAGCTTCCTTGATGGTGATGACTTGACTAAGTATAAGAAAGACGTAAATGATTTGATCGTTAACCGTTATTCTAACTTGTTCTCTTCCTTCGAAATCGAATACGTATCCAATGCATTGTATAATTCCAATAAAATTATCTATGCTTGCTTGTACGTTAAATTCCGTAATTTCGTTCAAACAGAGATCTTCAAGATTATTGCGTTGGATTAATAGGAGGGTAATAAATAATGTCTAAAGAAACCGTAAGCAATATTTTTGACAGTACCCTCGACCCTCGCGATGTAACCAAATATACATTGATGCGTGGTGTAACAGACTTCACAAATCTTCAACAATTTGATTTGTACGAAACTGGGTACTCCTTCTTGATCTGTCTTGATATTCCTAAATTCTTGACAGCTCTTAGAAGCCGTAATAATACATACGATACTTTGATTCGTAACTACCGTCATATCTTAGAATATGAATTCCGTGGTGCTCAAGGTATTGAAGATATCGGTGCAGAAACTAACCAATTAACAAATGGTATCACTGATCTCAATATTATTACAAAAACTACTGAACAAGGTGGTACTTCCTTCAGCATGAACTATTACGAACGTTCTGGTTCTTTGATTACTAAGGTTAACGAATTATTCATTCGTGGTGTAAAAGACCCTCGTACTCAATTCAAACGTTACAATGGTTTGCTTAAATATCCTGAATATACAGGTAAAGACAATGCTGGTCTTACTAAAGGTTACCAATCTGAAATCTTCCATTTCTTATTGATTGTAACTGATAACACTGGCTTGAATGTTGAAAAAGCATACATCCTTGCTTCTTGCCAACCAAACGTTGCTAATACTTCTATTTACAACGTAACTCGTGGTGAAATCAACTTCTCTGAAATTGCATTGCAATTCAATGGTTTCCCAATTCCTGGTCGAATTGTTAACCAACGTGCAGTGGAATTCTTGGATTTCATTAACAAACACACTTGCTTCGATGAAATGGAATTCGGATACAATATCCTTAACAAATCCTTGCATCCTGAAGCAGCTGTTGAAGTATATGCTGGTTCCTCTGACGCTACTGTGGCAGATTCCCCAACATATGATAGCATTGTTAACCTTAAATCTACAATCTAAGATTAATAACTCACAATCTATCCCTCTATACCGTTTCGGCGGTATAGAGGTTCTTTATGCCAAAGTGATTAAATAGTATCCCTGGTACATTAAGGTAATTATTGCTAAAATTGACATTTGATTTTTAGGAGGTACAAATCATTGGCTGATGATAACAAAAAAGGAAGACGTAATCCGAAACCCGATGAGTTACCTATCGTAAGCATGGATGTGAATAAAAAGATTGCAGGCAGTATCCAAGCTAACATCGATGACTTATATAAAAGCACATATTTTACTAATAATGATAATAGTAAATATATTGACACTGTAAAACGTAGAATGGATGATGACTTAGAAAGTCTCATCGATAAAGCTAAGTCCCATAATGGTGGGACTAATATGGCTGATCTTTATGCTAGAACTCTTGCTAGAAATGACAAAGATCAACTTAATGAAATTAGATCTGCATTAGAAGATGAAACAGTATTAGCAGATATAATGGATATCTACTCTCAGAATGCTCTTGTTAGAGATTTAGATAGAGAGATAGATACCGTTTGTAAATATATGCCTAAATTAGATGAGGCATTAGATATTAAGAAAGACAATGTATTGTCTGCAGACCATTTCAATGATGATGCTGTCCGTATTAATATTGAAAATGTAAGTGGTGCAACAGATAAAACAAATAGTGATAATAAGTCAGAAGCTGATGGATCAGACTTAGAATTATTTGCTAGAAAATATGACTTAGAAGCTTTTAGAAATGAATTATATTCTAAGACTGCTAAATATGGTGAACAATTTGTTTATATTGTTCCTTATAAAAAAGCTCTTGATAAATTAATGGCTAGAACAGATGGTGCATCTTTATTATCTGAAGAAGGTATCCTTACAGAAGATTCTGTAAATCAAGGTCTTCAATCTATTAATGAGACCTTGAGTTTTGCTTATTCTACTACTGATGAAGATAAGTTAAATTCCTTTGGTGCTAAGAGTGTTTATAATCTAAATGAAGAAACTTTATCTAGTAAAGCTATTGATGGTTTAAATAATAACAATATAGAGTATTCTAATCTAGATATTGAGATAAACAAAACAGGAGTCATTCCTGGTATCATCGTAAAAGAAAATGGTTTAAGACGTATTTTCGATGAAACAGCCGTTCTATTTGGTGAGGAGTCGCTTGGTTCTGCACGCAATGCTTACCTTTCCAACTCTCTTTATTTTAAAAATATTAATAAAAAATTAAAGAAAGCTGCTCAAGGTGGTACTCTACAAGGACCTACTAATCTTGCAGATGATGGTTTAAAAGATTTAAACGAACCTACAAAAGCTGCTAATTCTGGTGAACAATTAGAATTACCAGGTGCAGTATTTGAGATATTAGAACATGATAGAGTAAAACCTATCTATATTAATAATACTTGCTTAGGATATTACTATATAGAAATGAATGATCCTAATGGTGGTAATGCAGAAGAACAAATGACATTTACTTCTACATTAGGTGGTATGAGACCTAGAAGAACTGCTCAAGATAACGAAGTTCTTATGAAGATTGCCAGAAAGATCTCTCAAAGAATTGATAAGAAATTTGTCAATGCTAACCAAGATTTGGCTAAAGAGATTTATACAGTATTGAAATATAATGCTGATAATAATGGTAAGACTACTAAACTTCGTATTAGCTTTATCCCACCATCTGATATTATTCATTCTTACTTCGAATTGAATAAGAAGACACATCGTGGAGTATCTGATATTGTTAAATCTTTATTCCCAGCTAAGTTATATACTTGCTTATATATCTCTAAT